GTAGTAACTTGTCCATCTGCAATATGAGCTGTATCAATAGATCCATCAACATAGTGTTCTGAATTAACAGAATTATCTTGTAAATTGTCACTATCTATACAGTCATTAGCAAGGTGAACATGGTCTACACTACCATCTACATAATGTTCTGAGTCAATAACATTGTCTGCTATCTTAGCATTAGTTACAGAATCATCAGCTAATTTAGCTGTAGTTACATTCAAATCAACTAGTTTAGCAGTGGTAACTTGTGCATCTCTTATATGTTCTGTGTCAATAGAAGCTGCTATATAATGTTCAGAGTCTATTTGATCATCTGCTATTTTTGCACCAGTAATTGCGTCTCCAGCTATTTTAGCTGTAGTAACTTGAGCGTCTTTTATATGTTCAGTATCTATTGACGCTGCTACATAATGTTCAGAATCAATAGAATCGTTTTGTACATTATCTCCATCTATACAATCGTTACTTAGTTTTACATGTGTTACTTGAGCATCACCTAAATGTTGAGTGTCAATACTACCATCTACATAATGTTCTGAATCTATTGAATCATCTGCTATCTTAGTACCATCAACTGCATCTCCAGCTAATTCTGTTCCTCTGATACTACCAGCTGTTACACTAGCTGTTATCTGACCTGATCCAGGTGAGTTATCTGTGATGGTTATACTTTGACCACCGACTACATCAGTAGTTAAAGCTGTATCTATTTTGCTGTCTACTCTGCCATCTATAGCACCAGTAGTAGCAACTCTGTTATTGTTACTAACCCATGTTTCAGAGCTAATAATTGTCTCGTCACCAGTCGTCCATGCAGCATCAATCTTGTTGTTGGATTCCTGAGTAACGTACAGGTTTTGATTGAAGTTATCGTTTAAGTCAGATGACTTAATAGCTGATCCAGCAAAAAATTCTGCTTCTAGCTTTGAGTCATCTGTTTCTCTATAAATTCTAATTGCGGCTGAGTTGGCTGGTGCAGTATTAAATTGTACGGTTGTTGCATTCGCAAATGTAAATGCAGTTGTTGCCGTGCCATTGATACTCGTTTTGATATCAGTGGTCTTTAAATATGGAAATGTAAATGAGTAATTGGTGGTGGAGCCATTACCTGTATAAGTTGATTCGGTTACAGCCATTGTGTATTTGAATTATTGCTGGTGGAAGTTTGTAAATGTTTTTACATTAGTATTTTTTCTATTTCTTTTATCTAATATTTCTGCTCTTTCAATTACTGGTCCTCCTTCCATTTGTATTTTACCTGCTCTATTCATATCACCCATTTGAGTTGCTTTAGTTAAAGCATTTTGTTTATTCCATGCTTCTCTAACAACATTAAAGATTTTACCATTTTCATGGTTTGGATTCATTAAGTTTAACTCAGCTTGTCTTTGTCTTCCTTTCCAAAGTTCTTCAATCTTTTTCTTTAAAGGTAATAGATTTTGATTTGATTTTAAATTCTGGTATTCTCCATTAAGATTCATCATATTATAATCTCTTAGTTCTGCTGAATGTTGTTTAGCAGCTAAACTGTTTATAAGTTTTTTAAAAGCTGGCTCATCTTTTAATGGTCCCATACGTGACATTTCTCTTAGAACTGCTGAACGTTGGTATTTATCAAATTCTACATTAGCTATAACACTTTTTTCAATTAGATTCATTCCTGGATATCCAGCAAATCTCAATACCTTTGCATAAGGTTCTTCTTCTTTACCGAAATCATCAGGTATAAATCTATTAAGGTTTCTTAACCAAGGGTTTTTTTGAAATCTATTAACTTGTGCTGTCCAAGGATTATACTCCAAAGGTAATGTTTTAGATAAAAATGGTTTAGAACGTATCATTCTATCTAAAGAGCTTTTTTCTATTGTTCTAGCACTGTCATCTATTGAATAAGCTAGTTGAGTTAGTTCACTATTATAAGGTGTAAAAAATTTAGAACCGTTATTAATAAATTTACTTAAACTTATTTGTGCTTTTTCCCCACTCATCTCACCAAGAAATGTATCTACAAATGGTCTTATGTTTGCTGCCATTGAAGAATCTAAGAAAGCTGCTGTAAATAAATGAGCAATTTTAGTCATTGCATCTTCAGCTAATGGTTCATCTCCTTCTTCAGCATAGTAATATATTCCACCAAGAGTAGATAAAATAGGTGCTACTATAGGCCAACCTCTATAAGATACCCAAGGGCCATCAGGCCATAATTGAATCATATATGGTTCATATCCCCCTATTTCTTCACTTCTTCTGCGTTTGTAATCGTGATGACCTGGCCCTGTTATCATTCCAGATAAAGCCATGTTCTGTAACGTCTTTGTAAGACCAGCACCTAATGCCCATCTACCTAAATAATGACGTTGAAGATGTTCAAATATAGCTGTTGCATTTTTATCAGTAGATTTAATACCATGCAAAGCTAAGGCTTCTGCTATCTGTTCAGGTGTTTTAGCAAATACAGTTTTAGAATATTTACCAAACCCAGGAATCATACTTAATGGAGTATATGATGAATTTAGTATCTTTTCATTTATAAGAGATCTAGGAAATGCAAAAGCATGTTTAGCAAAAGGTACTTTAGTAGTAAGTTTAGCAACGGCTTTTGATGCTGCAGTATCGGTATTTAAAGCCATTTCTCTAGATAAAGTTTTAGCTACTTCATCTGTAGGTTGACCATCTGAATCCCACATCTTTTTATACATACTAGCTTCGCCAGCTGTTATCATGTTGGAATTTACAATACCAAACTTTTTATAAGCATCATCATAAGCCCTTAATCTAGACATTAAAGTAGTATTAACACTGTTTAGACCAGCATCTAATGATGAAAGACCAACCATTCCATATCTGAAATAATTAGATCTTTGCATATCTCTAGCCCATTTAGTAGCATTAAAAAATATACTATCTCCTAAATTCCCTTCTTTTTTAGCTATACCACCCATTGCTTCTATAAGCTTCCACTTAGCATCATCTTCGACTACATAATCTTTACGTCCTATCTTAGCAAAGAAACTAGGATCATCCCAGTTTTTTAATAGCATTTTATAGCCATGATGAGTTGCTCGACTCATGGTTTCATGTAAAGAACCATACATAAATATAGCTCTTTCCAGTCCAACAAAGTCATCAGCAAATCCATATACTGTATTACCTAACAATGAAGTAATAGGAGATGCTACTACAGTACCTAAAGCACCTTTAGCTGCGTTGTAAACTGATTTAGTACCAATAATCCAGTTATAACCAGCACCCCAACTATACTTACCAAAGCTATTCATACCACCTTTACCTTTGCTATAAATATAGCCAAGTGGACTCACTTCTTTTCTAAACCATTTCCAAAGATTAGCAATACCATTAGGATCATCATCTATCATCTGAATAACAGACATCATAGATTCACCTACTCTAGGATTCTTTTTAACTAGATCCCTTAACGTATTAAAGACTTCTACATTTTTTGCATGTATTTCTTTTTCTACGTTTTTTAAATTTAATAACGAATCTACAGCTTGAGGACTTAAACCTTTTTTACTACCTTTTTGTAAAGCTTGTAAATCTCTACCAGCTATACGTTTGCTTAAGGCAATTTCATCTACAATTACAATTGCTTTTTTAAATATTTTATCCAGAAACTGTTCTGGTGGCATATCTAAATCTCTAAAAGCTGAGAAAGTATTTGCAAGAGTTCTGATTTCTTTAGCAGAAGTTCTTACTGCATTTGCACTGGCTTCAGTAACTGATGGTTTAAAGTACCTTTCAAAGATTGTAGCTAAGGCTTGTGTAAGCGGTCCTTCTTGTCCAATTAAAGATTGATCAAGATAACCTAATGTATTTCCCGATGCATCTTTATAGAATCTATTATAATTACTTTGAAGATATTTTTTTAAAGCATCACCATCTTCAAAGTCTAGTATCTTACTATAGAAATCAAATGAAGATTTGTCCATGTTCTTTCGAGCTTGTTCAAAACTTTCAGATTTCCATTTAAAGTCACCAACAGCTAATGCTTCTCCTTCTAGTTGTATAACTGCATCTCTAACTGGTCCACTTGAAGGTACACCTTCTTGTGCTCTTAAGTTCTCAGTAGAAACATTCAAATCTAAATTTAAAGGTTCTGGATCTCCTTCTAAAATACCTCTTTCAAGACCATCATTTTCTGCCATGTTTTTGGCAACTCTTCCAGGTTGATTAATAGAATCTGTTGAATCTCCTAATACATTATTAATATCAGGATCATAATCAACTGATTTGGAATCTTTTTTTAATTTAGATAAAGCATTAGCTTCTCGTTTACGATCTAGTTGTTTCTGAGCATTTTCTAATACTGTTACTGTATCAGGTTTAGCTAGTTGTGCTTGAAGTTTAAGTTTTTCTTCAATTAATGGTTGCTTATTAAAGTACTTACCTTTTGGTTGATCTAGTAAAGCATCAATTTCAATGATTCTATTTTTAATAGTTGTGCTACCTGCTTTCCAGATTTCTTTATTTTTATAAACTTCTGCTAATGAATCTTTTGGAAAAAAGTTTCTAAGAGTATTTGGTTTACCACCATACTTATATAGACTCATTCCTTCACCAATAAGTTCTAAAGATTGGTTAAAGAAAAGTTCATCAAATGTATTTTTTAATGTTCTCATTTGTGTACTATCTGTCTCATGCGTAGCAAGCCAATTAACCCAAGGAAGCTTACCATCTGCACCAAATAGTTCTGGATTCATATCTGCCATCAGTCTTGGTATGTTGTCCATTTCTTCTGATTGATCAGCTATAGAAGTGACACCAACATTCCAACCTAATTTAGCTAAGTTTCTTTGAATCCTTGCTTGCCATAAAGGTATGTTATTAACAGCAGCATTACGTGTAACAGCTTTATCTATAGCTTTATTACCACGTAAAAACATATAAGCAGTAGAACCTATGCCTCTAAGCTTTTGCCTAGCAGGATCCATTTTAGTAAAATCATCATATAAGTTATCTAACCAACCTAATCCTGGAAGATTACCTAAAAAATCCATCTTCCAATCAAAGGTCATAAACCCAGGCATTGATAGGTTTTTCATTACATTAGGACCATAACCCATTCTAGACATATAGGATATAGCACTATTTGGATGATTATCTAAAGCATCATCTGGTGTACTCCACGGTCCTCCTTTTTTTTCAGGATCTTTACCATATGTTTCTTGATACCACTGTGTCTTAGCTGCATCTCTTGCAGGACCAAGTGGTAATGATTTCCATGCTTTTAATTTAACCCAATTAGGATCTTCTATATCTAATTGATTCTTAGGATCAGCATTATCAAAGAACTTTTTAATGTTATCACTAGGTGCATTTTCTAATCTTTCAAATACATTATTAGCATTACCTTTAAGAGGTTCAGCTTCAAGTGTACCATCATCATGCTCTATGATTTTATCTTTATCTTTTTCTAGTTCTTGTTGCCGTAAATCTCTAGGGGTTGCCATAATTAGTATCCTCCATAATAGAATGTTCTGGTTGTCCCATCATAGTCAATACCATATGTTGACCCATGTTGCATTAATATATTCCAAGTATCAGTTTCAGGAAAAACTCTAAAAGTTCTGCTAAGTGGATTTGTAATCATTATATGTTGAATATTCATACCACTTGCAAATACTTCAGGTACTGCTGGTTTAACAACAGTTGTACCATCTACACCCATTTCTGCTGGTATAGCAGGTTGAGCTACAATAGTAGGAAATTTAAAAAATAAAGAACCTAAAGCTTGTGTTAAAGAAGGATCTTTAATTACTGATGTTAATATTGGAGCTACAGGTGATAAGAATACTTGGTTTTTTTCTACAAGTGTAGTTTCCATTGTTGCAGGTGTTCTCCATCCTAAAGTATTACCGTAATTTAATAAAGCTACTTCAGCGTTATTATCAGCTTTTATAACAGCATTGTTATAATTATTATAAGCTGGATTACCTAACGTATTAGATGTAGCTATATCAGCTGCACTAGGCTTCATTAAGGTAAAGTCATATCCTGGTTTATTATAATCTCTAGCAAACTCACTATTCATAATTTGATAAATAGGTGCTCCACTAAGTTTAGATGTTCTAATAACTGCTCTAGGTATGGTTATTTTATTTCCAGCATTTAAATCAGTCTGTATTTCTTCAACTAAAGATTTACTTAAGATTCTTTCTGTTTTCCAAAGGTTTGGATTAGCTCTTATTTTTGTAGCAAAATCATTCTCTCTTGCTGCAGATAATCCTGTATCTGGGTTTATATCTCCCCAACCTTCGTGATCAACTCGGAATGCTTTAGTACCTCCCGTTCCTAACTTACTACCTACTCCTGTATCTATATATTCCCAAGCTTGGTCTTTCTCTCCATTATCTTTAACATACTTTGTAGCCCAAGCAATAGCTTCAGTGTATGCTTCTTTATCTGTTTTACCTTCTATGCTATTAAACTTAGTAAGAACTAAACGCTCAAAACGATTAGCAGATCTTTCTAAAGATGGTGTGATATAAGGAGAATTTAATGGATTAAACTTTAAAACACCTTTTAAAATCTCTTTAGATTCTTCTTCAAATGCTTCAAAAGTAACACCAGCTTTATTCATCCTTTGTATTAAAGGATTCTTTGCAAGTATTTCTTTTTTAGCTTGTGGTTGTAAAGTCTGATCATTATCAATAACTTGAGCAGCCCTAACTACATCACCTTGATGAATCATTGAAGTGACTGTTTTGACTTGAGCAAGATTATTATACTTAGTAGTATCTTCAGGTATAAATTGATTTAAGTAAGAAACAGTGTCAGATAATCCAAGTTCTTTAGCTTCTTGAAGATCTTTTATCAACAAGTCTGGATTATTTATATAAGATTCATTCGCCTTTGTACCATCTGGAGCATAGTCTCCTATTCCAAGTTGTTTTTGTTTAGCTCTGGTTAGATAGACAGTATCTTGTCCTTTAACAGCTTTGTCAACTTCTTTAGCTGCTTCTTGCATTGCTTCATTATGTGCTTTAGTAACACGTTCTTCAGCACCAGAAATACGGTCTTCCCATGTTTCTCCTTCCTTTTGAGGTTTGTGTGGTCCCCAATTTAAACTAGGCGATTTAAGAAGTTTGAGTTTTTCATCTAAAGATATGTCAACATCTTTACCGATTTTTTCTACAAAGATAGCTTCAAAAGCTTCAGGTAAATTTGGAAATGTTCCTTTTGCATCAGTAGGAGATAACAGTTGTGTGGTTATAAGACGGTTAAATTCCTTACCACCTCCTCCTTCATTTTTTAATACTATTCTTTTTAAGATATTATAATCTTTAGTAATAGCTTTTTTACCTTTACTTTCTAAGTATTTATCTTTTATACCATCTATAGCTGTTCGTTTTTTAGCTTCAAATGCTGTACGCCATCTTGTAACTTCTGTAGAATATGCATATCGTTCTTGTCCATCTGGTCCTGTAGTAAGGAAACCACTTGCACGAGCTATGTTTTCTTGTAAATCATTATAAACTTGCTCAACATTATGCATACCAATTTGAACACCTCTACCTCCTAAATATTCTGCATGTTCATCAATTCGTTGGTCTATTATTTGTGATTCTCTTTCAGCATGTGAGTTAATAACTTCAACAGGATACCTAGCTGATTCTGTAAGTTTCATCAAAGCTAGTTCTGATTGTCCAGCTTTGTATAATTCTCCAGCATCTGTTACAGCTAGATTATCTGCTTTTTGTAAACCTTCATCTAGAATAATTGACGTTGCAGCATCATAAGGTAATGATTTAGCAGCAGCTATACTAGCTTTTTTACGGTTAGCTTGTTGAACCAAGCCTCCAGCAATAGTTCCTAAATCCTTACCTAATGTTGCACTAAACTGACCCCAAAACTGACCTGCTTGTCCAACAGTAGCAGCTTCATCCATTAACTTTTTATACTCTTGATCTCTTCTTCTTTCAATGTTTCTTTCTTCTCTGTTTTTTACAATATCATTGAAATTTTTTATATCACCTCTTACTTCTAATTCTGTTGCAGCTACCCTTTCGACACCTCGTAAGTTATCTTCAAGAGTACTAGATACTTGAGTTTTAGCTGTTTGTAAAGCAGAGCGTTCTTGATTACCTGCTCTGGCTATCTGGCCTATACCTAGATCACCAAAGTTTCTGTTTTTAAACTGCCCTCCTTCTCTTTGTTTTTTAAATGACATTAGTATTTAAGTCCTCGTAAGGATTAACCTTTTGATCCATAAGCATTGAATGCACTACCAGCTGCACTAGCCACACCTTGTATAGCACCAGCCCAAGCTTGGCTTGCAGCTGCACTTGCAGATACTTGTGCTCCTAATACTGGTTTTGGTCCAAAATCATAATCTTGGATTGGATCAGGGTATTGGAATTCTGCTATTGGAGTCTCCAGTGGTTTGATTGGTGGCGGTAGTTTGCCTGGTTTCAGCATTTTCTGAGACCATGCTTGTAAATCAGCAGCACCTTTATCAGCTGCTATTTCACGTAATGAATGATGTAAATTAGCACTACCACTCATTATTGTTTGAGCCATTTGAGCTTGTCTATAGCCTGACGAAGCTGCAATAGCTTGTCCAGCTTTTCCTAAGCTTTGACCTGATTGTCCCAAGGCTGCTAACTCACCTTGTTTTAACATTGTTTCTATAATTAAATCTTCATTTTCAAATGATACTTCTTGTTGAAGTTCTTGAAATTGAGCATGTTCATCTTCTGCTGCTAATTGTGCTGACCTTACATTTTGATTAACTCTTGCAGCATATAACTGTTGAGATTTAGCAAATTGTTTATCAAGTGATTCTTGTTCATTTTTATGAATTTTTAAATCATAATTATATTTTGATAAATTAATAGCATCTCTATAATCAGCAATTTTTTGCTCATTACGTTTTTTAATATCAATTGTTTCTGTTAAGAACGCATGATCTGCAACCGTACGTTCTTTACCCATTTCCCACAGTTTTGTATTATATTCAAACTGTCTTTGGGTTGCTTCGTTTTGTAAGTTAGCTTGTTTCTTAGCAGCACTAGCTGATTTAGCACCTCCAATTATACTACCAGCAGCACTAACAGCTGCAGCCACTACAAATGGATTCCAATTCATTTCTACTCCAGAATTAGCCATCATTTGTTCATGTGGCTTAATAGCTCCTGGAGCTTGCATTGACATCTCAGCGTCACTCATTGGGACACCGAAATCATTCATCATCATATTTAAGTCCTCCTATAAAATCTCGGTGAGTAGTTTCCTTCCCACATCATCGAGTTGAGAGAGACGGGAAATGGTGAATCATTAAAGACTCGTAAGGTGAAGTTTTTACTTCTTTGGTGTATTGGTATTGTTACGACTCTTGATTCATCTAATGGTACGTCATCAGCTAGGTATTCGTTAGCCATCTGTGATGGTGCTAGTTCATACCATTCGTCTAGGTAGATAGTAACTGGATCAACATTGTAGATATGTACATTGTTTGTTCCGCTAGGTGGTGCTGTGTTAAAAGTGATAAAGTTTTCAGTATCATCACCTCCACTAAAGATAAAATCAGTAGTCTCAACACCACCTACTTTTACCTTCACTGATTTAGTGGTATCTATATTGAAGGTATAACGAAATACTTTATTAGATCCATCACCACTTAAAAGGTTTTGTTTTAGTAGAGAATTATCAAGTCTAATTGTCCTATCACCTTGGAAAGTTCTAAGTGAATTAGCTACTTCTTTATTGTTGATTTTAACTTTAACTTGACTCTGATCAATATAACTTAAATCTGATTCAAGCCAGCTATAGTCAGTATAAACTGGGTTATTACTATTATCGAAATTATTAGTCTCGAACATAGTATGGTTCTTTGTACCTGCAAACCTACCAGTGGCATTAAGCTTAAAGCTTAATAATCCTGATAAACCTGTATCAAACTTGAGCCTAGCTATAGTTAAACTACCAGTGAAATCTGTTGATTTACCTTGTGGATCTAATTGGTAATATATTTGTGGAAGAGTTAAATCAAAGTCATAAGCATAACCAACATAGACGTTAGCAGCATTAGCAGATAGATCTAATCCCTCAACAATAAAGAATGTGCCATCAGAATCTGTACCTACCTCAGCTGTAACTGTATAACCAGAGTTGTTATATGTACCAGCTGCAGTAGTACCAGCAACAAGAACTATATTCTTTCTATCAGTTAAGTTAGCAAAAGGAATATAACACTTAGATCTAAGATTTACTGAATCATAGACAACAGTCTTTAAACTTCCTCCTGTTAATCCATTACTAGCAGGTGTATAGAAGTCAATACATGGGTTAATCTTCTGACCATCAGAATTAGTGATGATAGCTGCTTCTGGACTTTGGGTTAGGTTTGCAGCAGATAGTACATATTGATTACCTTGTTTAGTAACACAGTACATATCATCCTGATCGATAGCCATATTCTGTACAGTTCCAGCAAGCTTCCATTTAAACCAAGACTCCATCAATAGTTCCTTACCATCGGTGTATGTCTTGTAAAAGAAGATCTCATTACTAGTCTGGCTAGACATAGCAATAAATTCATTCTGAATACTGGCTATAAGTGTATCTACATCAATTGTTATCCACTCATTAACTACCCTTCCAATATCTAGTATGTCTGGGTTTTCACCTAAACCTCTAGTGGTCATAGCAAATACCCTGACAAAGTTAGGAGTTTTACTAATAAAGTTCATGTGAGTACCAACGTCTATTGGATCAACCACATCACTCATTTCCATGTTTGATATTGGTCTGATCTTTGTAGATGTTGGTGTTAAAGGACCATCATCTGAGTAGATAAGAAACTGTGCGTTTTTACTAAAAAGAGTTAAACCCTGTCTAGCAGGTAATATTGCATGTAATTTAGTAGGTCGTACTGAAGCACAGTTAACATCTATCGGATCACCTAACGTAATTGTTCTTGCTGATGTTGCGTATAAATCAAACGGATCTTTAGCCTTACTTAAAATTACATTATCTTCTGATAAAAATCCAAGCCTATCATCATGATAGAAAGCTCTTTTAATTGTCTTACCTACAAAGCTAGGGTGAGGAACCGTGACATCATCACCAACTAATCTATTTTCCCAAGGTATTGGTTCTAAAATAAAAGCATTAGTACCAGTATTCCTTAACCTATAAGGCATTGTAGAAGCTGTCAAGCCTGAAGATTCTTCTGGACCAATAGTCTCCCTCCAATAACCTGATCCAGCTGCACCATTATCTGCTACAAACTTTGCATAGTAGTTATCAATATCAGTTGTTACTGAATTAACTACTGTGACTACATGATTATGAAATGAATTAGGAGGTAAATGTGATTGGTTAGATACCCAATCTTGGAATACAACTAATCTCTCATTATCAAAACCACCTTCAGCTGATAGTGCGAATGGGGTTCTAGTTTGTGTGCCACCAACATTTAAAACATAATCTAATTGTAGAGATGTTCCATATTTGGTTACATTCAAACCTGTAATACTTTTATTATTTAAAGCTGTTTCTAAACCATCAAGTATATCATCAAATTTAGCTGATGCATTAGAGGTATATGTAGCTGTTTCGTTAATACTATTAGCTGTATCTTTAAATGTTATCTTCCATGTTTGACTGAACATCTGTTCAGCTGTACCACTTAGTAAAACAGTACCTCTACTAGCTGCTGTGAAATCAGTAGGTGCAGCCTGAGTGGTTACAGTAACTGAGTCATTACAAATGATAGTTGATGCTTGTACTGATAGAACATCATAATTACCTCTAGTTGTGCCTGTTAAATAGGCATGTTGAGATCCGTTAGTAACTGTACATGCAGCACCTGTAACTGCATTCCATATATATACAGAACCGTTAGTGCTTCCTGATTTAGGAATTATACATCCTATATATCTAGATGCATCTCTATTAATATAGAACCACTTAGCACCGTCTAATTGAGTACCAGTAAAATCTGCACCACCTGTTGTTTTTAATTTTGAAACAAATTTAAAACCAGGTCGTTTTGTCATTCCTAATGTTGGATCAGCTAAACCGTTAATACATTCTCTGACTTGACCTGGAAGTTTTTTACTATCTGGTTGTCTTGATACACCGCTTAGGTAGTTAGCTACTCTTTGTGTTACTGCTGCCATTATCTCTTAAGTGCATGATAAGGTTGATAACCGACATAAGGGTGTGCTCCGTCAGGTTGACCAAAGAATGAATAATCACCTTGGTTTGTTTCATATTCAAGAGCCATAGCTCTCATGTATGCTTCCTTTTGTTGAAGGATTTGGTATTGAGTCTGATCTCCTACTATTCGACTTGATGTAATAGTAGCTGCTCTAGTTGTGATGTAATCTTGTATTGGACGTGGTAAATCTACCCAATCAAAAAGCCATAAAACATCAACTTCTATAGCACCATCTGTCCATTTATCTGTATGATTTTCTTTGTCATATAGTTTTCCATTTCTTCTTATTACTTTCTTATCACCTGCATTAGCTTGAGTAAGATCTATTTGTAAAACATTAGTCGGTATTATAATTTCATCATCTGTATTAGGTGTCATTTCATAATGTGCTTCCTTGTTAAAAGTCCATCCTTCACTTTGAACTTCTCTACTAACTTCTAAAAGTGTTTGATAAGCAATCGCAACGTCTGGGTTGGTTTCATCCAAAGTG